TCTTTAACATTAGCAGTTATATAAACATTAACTGCAGTTGCAGGATTATCAATAAAGATTTCTTTAGTAACATATTTAGAAACACCCGAAGTGTTAACAGAACCATCTTCAGGAACATAATCAACACCATTACCATATGTCATTGTTTTGACTTCTGCAAATTTTGCAGTAGTTAAAGTAGATCCTTCAAAATCAATAAGTTCTGCCTGACGGAATATATCATTATTCTGATCACTTGTTGATGGTGTTCTAGCATAATCACTGCCAGCAGTAATAGGACTTATATAATTACTGTTAATAGGATTCTTATCGTTCTCTATAGTTAAAGACTTGGTTTTAGAATCCCATAAAATCACCTTACCACTTATCTTATTATCATATTTCTCACTTAAATTAGATGGGTTGTATGCAGTAATAGTTGATCCTGCAACAAAATTAGGAACCTGTTCAAATATACCAGCATTAGTAATTGAAGTTACTGTGTCTAGATCAGTCTGAATAGTGAAAGATAGTTTTTCATTCACTTCAAACTTTAAAGAATTCTTAATCTTAACATAAACATCATTATCAATAACCTGTAAAACTTCGGAAGATGCTCCTGAAGTTTGACCTGAAACATTTTGACCTGTTGTTATAACAGTACTACCATTACCAGTAACTGTAAATTTATAGATTGGATGTAATTTAAGAATTTGATATTTCTTTCCGTATCTATTTTCTGTACCAGTAGTATTCTCAACTCTATTAGATCCTAATTTAACAGAACTAGTTCTCAAATCAATCAAAGGTGATAAATGTGATTTAGTTGATGAAAGATCAATCTTATACACAAGTGAATTTTCAACACCATTAACTATTTCATTGATACTAGAAGCAATAACCTTTTGATTTAAGAAGAATTGTTCTTCATTCAAGAAAGTAGTTTCTTTTGGTGACTGTGAATATGAACTATAATTTGCAGTTGAAGAATCAACAGGAACTATATTTGTTGTAGTTACATAACTATCAATTTTTGTATCAGATGTTTGTAAGTATGGAACTTGTGCATATAGTTTCTCATACTTTCTATTGTACGATGCTAGTATATTTGTACCACCACCAAAACCTGTGGTTGATGCTCTAGCAGGACCAACAATTGTATAATTATCAATACCAGAGTTATTAATTGTGTAAAGAGTATTTTCTATATCACTAACATCATAACCAGCAAAACTTTCTACTCCCTTAAAGTAAACTTTAGATTTTCCATCTGTTTCAAATCCATTATCACGATGATTTATCTTAACTATATTACTATTATTCTTAAACAATGCAGATGTTGCAGTACTATTTGCTAAAGCATATGTCTCTACAGGATCTGTTGCCAATTTTTCATAACCCAATTCTTCATTGGTTAGTAGTAATTCAGCAGTTCTGCTAATATCAAATTCTGCTCTGTATAGAGTGAACTTAATATCTTCAAATAAATCTTCTGTCCAATTATCAACGTTTTGTGATTTAAATACTGAACCTAGAAGTGGTTGTGTATTAACAACTAATCCAGAAGCAATATCTGTTTCACCAAGTCTAGATGACCATATCTCATACTCTGTTGTATCACACTCAATATTAAGAGCATACTCTGCATTATCTTGTAAATATACAGGATAATTAAACTTAAATCTTGTAGGAATAGTTGAATTAACTGTAGTATCTGTATCAACAGCAATACCCATTCTAACTGCTGGTTCATCTATAACAATTTCAGATTCAATAACTGCTCCTGTAGCAGCAGAACCTGATCCTCTAACAACAACTGCAGGTGCTTCCGTATATCCTCTACCAGATATAGCAACTTCTGCTAGATAAAGTTGTCCATTAGATACCTTAACAGATCCAGTAGCATTACTACCGCCAGGTAATTGAGGACTTTCAACTGTGATAGATGCTCCTTCATAACCAGAACCTAATGAAGTAACATTTAGTGCTGATACTTTACCAGAATCTTTAGCAGTCTTTAAACCAATTGTTGCGTTATTAGCATTATTATATTGTGTAACACTATTCAAAGTAAGATCTTCATTTGCTTGGAATGAAATACCATTATGGTTACTCAATACAAATGTGTATACTTGCTCATTAGTAATTGAAATCTTACCATCACTAGTAGGTAATACCTCAAACATATTTCTATCATATACCTTGGAAAGAGGTCCAATAGCAAGTGATCTACTACCAGTTACATTCTCTCCGACTGTTAATGTTATATTACCAGAAGAATAGACCTTAAGGAATGTATCTGGATATAAAGTAACTTCAGATCCAGGTAAAATATACTTTCCTGGTTTCTCACTATCTACATTACTTAAATAAACTCTTATAGGAATAGAAGAACTCTTCTTGGAGAAGAATAAATCTACACCAGTAGAGAACATACCACCTTCAAAGTTTTCTACTTTAAATGTCTGTGCAAGTGGATTAGGTCTAGCAGTATTTTCAGTATTACTATCAATCAACTGAACACCTTCATTTGCTTTGAAGAATGCTGGTGCAGTAGAAATAATAGATGCAGGATTCTCTGGTAAAATTCCAGTTGCATAAAACTTAACTTCAGCATAAGTATCCACAGAATTCTTATCTGAATCTGTAGAACTAGAAGTAAATCTAATTGTCTTTATACCTGTTGAAAATCTTATTTCTTCTGAAGTATCATCATATTGAACTTGATTAACATCTCCAATCCAAGGAGTATTTTCTTTAGGAGCATTACCTGCAGGAACTAAAAGAATACCACTAGCATTACCATACTCATCTGTAATAATAGGTGTATTAAATGATGTTAATGAATTGCCAGCAACTCCAGTAAATCTAGAATCTGATAATACCCACCTATCAATATTTCTTTTCTCCATAAACACATAAACTTGTGTTTTTGGTTTTAATCTCTTAAGAACAAATTTAACTGGAATAGATCTTGCAAAAAATCTTAAAGAATCTGAAACAGTAGTATTATTAACAGTCTTATATCCAACACCTTTTGCTATTTCATTATTTTGAGGACTGATATTAGAAGAACTAGATACAGAAGCATTATTAACACTAGATTCTGCTAAAGCAGAATTACTTTCTGATAATGAATTTATATTATAGAAAGCTTTATTAACACCAACCCAATTAACTACAAACGAATTGTATATACTTGAGAAACTTTGTGTAACATCCTTTGCAAGGAATATAGAGAATAAACCAGTATTGTTATCAGTCAATAATGGTGCAACAGTAGTATCATACCATTGATCAACATTAGGATTTAATGAAGCATCACCAAGATATTGTATAACAACAAATGGATTAGGATTAATAGTTTTTGTAGCAAATGCATTATGAGCATAAACTATATCAGTGTATGGAAGAGTAACAACATCACTATTATTAACATATCCAGCAATATCTCTTTGATAATCTCTACTATAAATTTCTGTTAGTTTAAAACTATCTTCCTTCACCTGTGGTCGTAGAACAGATTGTTGTGAATCAACAGAACACTTATAATCTATAGATTTAAGATTACCAGCACTGTGGGACTCATAATTATCAACAACAAATCCACTCTTAACTCTATCAATACCAAGAACATCTTTAACCTGCATGTTTAATGCTTGTTGCTCTAGTATACTTAAAGATGTATAGTATTCTAATCTTTCAATTCTCTTCTCAAGTTTACCAATATCCTTCATCGTATAACGCTTATTATCCACAGGGATAACTCTCACATCTTTACTTGATCGAGTGAAAGCAGGAACATACATGTAATACAATGCAATACCATCCTCAATTATTTCTGGTTTAGATGGATTTAATGAGGAATTACCAGTCTTAATTATAAAATCGCCTTTCTGATTTAAAAATACACCATCAATCCTATCAAGATATTGTGACTCTGTAAATGAAACAGTGTATGGAAGTAATTTACTTGATGCTGGAGTACTGGAAACAGAACCACCAGGACCAGTGAAGTTGATATATTCAGTTTGAGATAATATAGAAGTATCTTGGAAACCAGAAATAATAGCAGTAGAATCTACTTTAGGACGGAAATCGATAACATTCCTTAAATTAACAATACCATGAACAGTAGAGTTGAAAGATGGAACATCATCAGCAACAACACCATCTTCATGAAGATATGAATCAACTGTTGAAAAATCACCTTGAGAATGTTCAAAGTAATCAAAAGCAACAACAACTTGACCAGTTGGTGCTTGGAATCCTGGTTTTAATACCAGTCTAGAAACATCATAGAATGTATCTCTTTGTCCATCATCAAAAGTAAATCTATGTGTTATATCAGTACCTACAACTAAATTACCATTAACATCAACTGTAGGTGGTGCAGATGTAGATCCTTCATATATGTACTTAACCTTATAAACATCAGAATAAGTATAAGATTCTGTACTATCACTATCATAATCAATACCTCTCAAAGGTATTACTTTATCACCAGCAGCAGTAATAATAATTCTCTTATTAGATACAGAACTCTTTGTTTTTGGTTTTGCTTTGCTTATCTCTAATGTTGCAGTTAATTTAAGTTTTGGGAAATTAGTAACATTACTACCAAAATGATTCGCTGGGAAGGTTAATGTCATACTTCCTGATGACAAACCAGATGTTGGGTCTGAAATATTCTTTGTCTCTACAAAATCTGGTGAGACGTAAATAATATCTCCTGTTTCGATCTCACCTGCATCACCCTTATCATGAACAGTAATCAAGAAATCATTCTCATTAAATTCAGAAAATCTCTGTGTACCAAAACCAAGTTGTGCAACGAAAGTTATGTTACCTCCAGTAGCAGTACCAGGAACAACAAAATCTCTTCTAATATAATACTTGATTTGTGTATCTTCTGAATTCTTAACTAAACTACCAACTTCTTTACTTCCTGTTGGAAATACTAATGTAGAACCAGCTCCACTAGAAACAGTTGGACGTAATCTTACTACTGTTTCTGCTACAACATCATCTGGTAATGCAAAATTTATATTAATTCTTGATTTGTTAGTTCCTTGTGGAATAGTAGCATTTTCAACTACAAAACGATTAATACGACCAGTACTATCATTAAATTGAATAATATCACCTTGTGTTACAAATTCAGCAGCATTAGCACTGAATCCATTACATTCAAGATACCTATACCCTTTAGTACCAGAGAATGTGTATTCTGTTATTGCTTTAGTTTCTGAATAATCAGCATCAATAGTTTCTACATCAGCACTAAATTTACCTGAATCTCCGAATGATGAATATAATGATTTAACACTTTGAGAACTATATGTAACTACAGTATCTCTATATAAAACAGGTGTAATAACAGCATCAGAACCAGTACTAACAGAAACTGTTGGTTGAGTAGAATATTCTACAGAAACTGCATCACGATTATTAATATCTATTTTATATAATATACCACCTGATTCACCAATAGAAATATCAGATGTTTCATATGGAACACCATTAACAGAAACTTTATCAGTAGATCCGTAACCAGTTCCACCTTTATTAACAATCAAATGAGATAGAGTATTTTCTCTAGCAATTCTTAAAAGACCACCTTCTTCACTAACAAGTGTCTCACCTGGAACAAAACGTCCAGATAATGTTTTTACTATAAGACTTTTACCAGAAGAAAGAAATCCATTAGTATCACCTTCTACTACACCATAAGCACCACTTTGTGATCCTGTAATATACTTACCTGGAGAAAAATCACTAGTGACATTACTATCTACTATTAGTTTTGTAAAAAATACTGGGTTAAAATATGATAAATTAAATAAACCACTATAAGGTTGTTTATTACCTACTGTTCTTCCTTTAGATATAACAATATCAGTATCAGGATTAAATCCTTCTGGTCTCTTTACTAATGAAAAATCTTTAGGTTTAGCAACACCAATCAAAGGAATAATAGTTTCGTTGTAATCAGAAATATATCCTATACTGTTAACAACATTCTCTTGATCAGCATCACTTTTTGTCTTATAAAGAATTCTTCTATTGGAATTGGATTGTATATTATCATCATACTCAACAAAAATATTATCCAAATAATCTTTTCTACCATAAACAATTAACTGAAGAGATGGTGTAGTTCCAAGTTCTGGTCTAACAACACTTGCTAAAGCAAGTACTTCTACTGATCCTGTATCAGCAACTCCATTAGCTGCTGTTCTAGATGTAACAAAATGTATGTTTCTTATATCATGTGTCGGGGTACCAGAAACATCAATACTGTTACCATCTATATCACCCGTAATAGTTTTTGTTAAATATATGGTTTTTATTCCAAAATCCTTATCAAAACCCTTTTCTCTTCTAGAAATAGTCTGAATATAATCAAGATCTTCTTCATCACCATTATAACCTACTGAACCATCATTATATGTGGAATTCAAATATATTGTTGGGTATGCTGTTAGATCTGCTCCCTCCGCATTTAAAGGAATAGTATTATAAACATTAGTAAGTGTAAAACTAGATAATCCATTAGATCTAATAGTAACATTATCTCTAACTAATGTATCTCTTGCTTTATCTAATTCTAGATACTTCGTTTCTTTATTAACAATCTCATATCCACGCACATATGCTTTACCAGGACCAACAGTTGCTACTAATTTTTCACTAGCTTCTCCTGGTGTTATGTTATTTACTGTACCAGCAGAGTCTAATGAATATACACCATTATTACCATTATTATAAAATTCTCTTACATCAATATCAAATTTATCTACAACATAATCACCAGACTCATCATATGTTCTTCTAGCAAGAGTTTTCTCTAATAAAGAATAATCTGCTTGTTTAATTTGACGTTGTATAACACCATTCTTAACAGTAAGAAGTTGTATAAAATTCTTATCTGGTGTTTCATCATAACCATACTTAATAACTTCAAGATCTACTTTTAATCTATGTGCTCCTGGAGCAGCATAATTTGAAGATCCAAACGAATTATCATATAAAGTAATATCTTCTTCTGGTGATACTAATGATTCAGTTACTTTAAATCCTACTTTAACAGATGGAGTATTATTGTATCCATCGACAACAATTAATTTAGCACTATTTCTTACAAAAAATCCATTAACAAAATAAACACCTTCTTCAACCTTTACTGCAGCAGCATATCCCATTGCACCACTTTCTATGAAAGTGACAGCACCAGTATCAGGATTTGTTACAGCAACATTGGTAGGTAGAACACTACCGTCGGTTCCAACAACAAGCAAAGGAGAATTAACACCATCAACCACTTCCAGTGTTTCACCTTGTCTAAAATTCTCTTCATCACCTGACGCACCAGCAGTTAAGTATTTAACATACAATGTATCATTATTATTTTCTGTCTGTTTAGAGACAGAAAGAATAAGAGCAATTACACCAGATGATAGTCCACTAACTTTTTGTCCAACTAAACCATCAATATCATATTTTTGGTATATAATTTCACCATCAACATTCACAGCAACTTCTGAAACAGAAGAAAGCTTGACAAAATCCAGTCTCTTATTGAGACCGACCTCACCAGGAACTACTAGATCGCCTTGTTTAAAACGATATTTACCATAACTTTCAACTTGATTCTGAAGTATGGATTGAAGCGTGTTTAATTCTCTACCCTGAACAGGATAGGAAGGTCTAAACAGTACTTT